TTCTTTTTGATCTTCAATAGTTTCCTCATTCATTGCATATTGTACCACTTCAGGTTCACGTATGTTGATGCCTGCAAGCTGCAATATTTTTAAGACAAGGGTAGATTGATCGGAGTCAGGCAACTCAAAGTCTTGATAGTCTGCTGCCGCTTGATTAAAGACAGGAGAGCCTCCCACAGTATTATATGTCCACTTGGGGGACTTAGGATATCTAACATATTCTACGTCTATATCAGCTATTATGCTAGTTGGATAAACTTTTATAGAATTACCTGGAGTTGCAGGAGTAGCACTTGTTAAACTAGCACCCGTGATGTAATACGCAGGGTAAGAAGTGTTTGGTGCCGTAAGGTTAGATTTTACTAGCTTATGTATTTTACTTTGTCTTACCTGCTCCACCTCTATATTACTTGTTCCTGGTGTATAAAACACAGTATTTATAGTGTACCAATCTGTTGGTAGTGTAAAACTTGTGGTAGGAGCATCATACGTTAGCCCTACGCTTGTTAATGTAAATGTATCAATAACCTCTGCTGTTTGCTTAGGAATGTTCCCATATCCACTATTATGCTTACGTGCATTTCTTAAAACTACAGAACGACTATAGTCATAAAAATACTCTTCAAATAGTTCTAACTGCGCTTGTCTGGCAAATAGGTTAAATTCTTCAGGAGTGACATAACCATTATTGTCTTTGTTCAAGACCGCCATCACTGTGTTTCTTACCTCGTTAATCATTTAATAACCCTTTATGCAAAGATAACAAAAAAAAGCACCCCGTTTCTGAGGTGCTTCTTTCAAAAGAAAATTATGCTAACTCTAATTTTTTCTCTAAAACCTTGAGGAACTCAACCCCCTCGTCAGTTTTTAAGAATGCCGCCACCGCATCTACTGGCGTTTGGTCAAAAGGAACCATGAGCATTCTCTTTTTGTTTTTACCCATATTATAGTAAACTTCTCTGCCTCCATTTCGCTTTGTCAAATAGCCTTCATCAAAAGCTTTCTGAGCAGCGTTACTAAGGTCAAGTTCTGGATTGTCTAAAATCTCCAAGAAATCTTGTGGAGCGGTTCTAGCAAAAATCATTATATCTCTACGTAACTCAGCAGTAGTCATTCTATCTACTCTTGCGCCTAACAACACACGAGCAATGGCTTCAACCTTTTCTATTTTTAAATTCTTAGCCGCAGTTAAAGCATCTATTTCTCTTTCTAAAACATCTACTTCTTCTGTAGCTTCCACTTCTTTGTTTACCTCTTCAAAGACTTTTCCGTATCCAGGGTGACAAGCCAAAAACTGCTGGAGAACTCTATTTTCTTTTTCAACAGCTAAAAACCCATCGGTAAAAACTATAGCCTCTAAAATAGGGTTTTCATCTTGTTCGTCTTCAAAAGGAGTTTTCTGATTTCGAGCATATCTTAATGCTCTGTTTGATTCACCATCAAAATACATTAATGGATTGTGAATAGTATTTCTGTTTTGTAACATAAAGGATAGTGGTGTGGCTTTGCTTGTAAGCCTATATATCCTGTCTTTTATTTCAAGTTTTTTCATTTGATTAGATTAAAGTAGTTTAAAAAAAGGGGAGCCCTAAAGCTCCCCCTTAAATTCATTCTTATTTGAATAAGAAGAAGTTGTTAGCACCCATAGTACAAAGAGCTCTTTCCGAAAGGAAGTTAACCTCCATTGCATCTAAGTCGCTAGTTGCAGCACCACCAGCAGAACCAGTGATCCACGTTTTCATTCTTCTGTCTTCAGATTCAGAAGCACGGTATCTAACGTGTAAGAATGGTCTCTTAGCGTTTTTACCTAATACTTGGTCATAAACAGTAGTAGAGCCAGCAGGTACAAGTACACCGTTAACTTTTCCTCCAGTTAAACCACCTCTTAGAGTAGCATCGTTAAGATATTTCCAATCTGTTTTGTAGAACTCATAGCCTCTCTTGAATCCTGAGAATCCAAGGTTTAATGCCATTTCTTCGTCATTGTCAAACAATCCGTAAGAAGTACCACCAGCACCATAAGAATTTTGTGCAGCTAAGATATCATCGATAGCGAAAGAAGTTGCTCTATTTAAGAATAAAGCGTTCTCTTGGATAGATCCTTGCTTGTCTAATCTTTGGATGATAGCATCAAAGTCAGCTAAAGCAGCAGGAGTGCCTGAGAATACGTTACCTCTATCTTCGATAACATAGAACATACCTTCAGTACCTTGGTTTCCTAATTGACCTGTAGCTGATAAAGCAGCAGCACCACCAGCAGCAGCAGCAGGAATTGCTTCCACCATCGCCATTTCAAGGTAATCCTCGAAACGAAGTCTAGTTTCATGCTCAGATTTTAGATACCATAAATATCCACCAGCACCGTTCTCTGTAGAAACCTCAATCCATCCAATTTGAGCCATATCTGATCCGCTAACCAAATATTTGTCTTTAAGGATGATAGGCTTGTTCTCAAAGATGTTAGGATCAGCATCCAAAGACCCTGACATTCCGTTAGCACCTTTATTGAACTCTGAACCATATACGTAAGCAGTGATAGTTCCAGCGTTAAAGCCTACAGCCTGTGCAGCTTCGTAATACGCTACTTCAAAAGCATCTACTGTGCCAGCTACTGTGTCAGCACCAACTGCTGTTACAATACCTTTCATAGAAGCAGTTGCTCCTGCGCCTTCTAAAGATAAAAATACTGTTTGTCCAACTCTAAAGTTACAAGCTACACCACCTGCTGTGATATAAGGTACCGCTGTTGAAGCAGTTGCTCCATCCGCTAAAGTTGTAGTACACCCTGTGTACTTTGTATGTAATCTACCCTGTTCTGCCCATTTGATAAGGTCAGAGTTTGTAGGGATTTCTGCTCCCACCATTCTTAGGAATGATGAAATCGTTCTGTTACCATACCTTTCAAATTCCTTCTCGTAAGTATCTGGTAAATACTGTTGCAACCAAGTGAACTCCGCACTAGTTAAATAGTTGTTTGGAGAAACCGTCTTGGAAGACGAAGGTGTCAATGAAAAAGTAGGAGTCGCTAATACGCCCATTTTATTTCAATTTTAATGTTTTAATAATTATCTGTTTTTAGGACTTTTAATCCTAAGTCGATTGCCACTATCATTAGTTATAGCCCTAACTGTAAACCCTCCTTTTGTTAATGACTCTGGAGCACTACGAACATTCATATCAATGTTCTTAGACTCTTTAGAGTAATCTCCAACAGCATCGGATTTGCCTTGCTCATAAAAGAACTTAGCAAATGCCTCTGGGTTCATAGCCACAGACAGTGCCTTATGATAAGCCGCAGCATCCTTTACTATGCCCTCACCATCCAGGTGTGAGTTTATAAAGTTGTTAATGTCAGATTGAGATTGTTTGAGTTTATCAGCATCTGCTGGTTTATAGACAAGACTCTTATCTTCAATGTTAAAACTGAAACCTTCAAATTTCTCATCAAAGACTTTGTTTGTCTGCTCCTCAAAAACTTTCCTCCTCTTCTCATTAAGCTCCTGCAAGCTTTGTGATTCCTCGACATATTTCTTGTAAGCTTCGTAGCCTTCGTCAACCTCCGTTGCTCCTTTTGCCCTTGACTCAAGCGGCATCTGGTATTGCTCCTTTAGTTTATTAAGATACTCCTTGGCTTTAACAAGCTCTTCCTTTTTGGCGATCTTACGTTTCTTAATTTCCCCCTCATCATCTAACTCCTCATCAAAGTTAAACCTACTTTCTATCTCAAAGTCGATATCATCGTCATCAAGATGTGGTTTAGTTTGTTTCCAATATTCATATAAGACATCGTCTGGATCAGCCGAATCATAATCTTTATTAATAGCGAGAAAGTCTTCAATGCCTCTTCCTGTGTCTTTTTTGTACTTCAAGAAAGTAGCGACATCCTCTGGAAGGTCTTCGTTACTTGCTTGTGCTTCAAAAAGATCGTTAAGGTTATTGACTTCCTTACCATATCTATCTTTAATATATGAAAGAACGCTATCATCTGTTAGTGCTCCATCAACCTTCGCAACTGGTGTAGGATTCTCTTCCTTTACCTCCACTGTTGCACTAACAATATTTTCTTCTACTGGAGATTCCCCAACCACTTCTTCTTGCTTTTCAGCATGGTCTTGTAATAGGGCTTCTTCAGTTTCTTGGACAGACTTCTCCTCAAAGTCTACCTCTCTTACTTTAAATTCAGCCATTTGATTAGATTTAATTTGTTATACAAAGTTAATAAAAGTTTATTTATATTTTTTGATGTGATTATCTAGGCTCAAATTCTGCCAAGTTAAACCCATCTAAGCTATCTTCATTAGACTCAAAGTTGACAGGAGGAGTTTTGTCTTGCCTCTGTTGTATCAACTTAGAATGTTGCGTGTTTTGCTGAGAGATACGCTTATCTTTAGCTTCTTCCTTTTGCTTGTCTCTATCAGCCATAGCTTGAGTCTCTACTCCTTTTAATTGCATTTGCATTTGGAACTCCACCTGCATAAGCTCTTTTTTAAGCTCTGCTTCTGCTTGAAGTTTCTGTATTTGGAACTGAGCCTCTGCTTGTTCTATCTGCAACTTAGCTTGTGTTTCAGCTTGTATAGCCTGCATCTTAGATTGTGCTGCTGCCTGTTGAGATTGCATATTCATCTGCGATTGCATCTGCATCTTCTGTTGTTCGTACTCTTGGTCTTTTCTTTCTTTATCTTTACGCTTAACTTTTAATAGCTCATTTGCCATTTTTAGGTTTTTAATCTCTCTAATATCAATAGCATCAGAAAGACTAATAAGTTCTTTGCTAAGTGCCATTTGAATGTTAGCCTCTAGCTGTGCCTTTTCTTCTTCATCAGGCTCCATTTCTATAAAGATTCCAAAGTCGTGCAAATACAAGTCTTTAACATCGTCTAAAATGGCAATATTGTATTTACCTATTTGATTAGCAAACTCTTCTTTAAAGTCTGCATACTCTAATATATCTGCCACCCTACATGATAAAGCCTCTGCTAAACGCTTTGTTATAGAAAGACTTCCTTGTAAAATATGTCGTGTCGCTGTGTTGGAGTTTAAAGCCGCTAACTTCTGCACGCCCACTAAAGAGTTAGGGTCTGGCGTACTGCCATCTCGTGCTGGGTTAAGACCCGTTACATCTCTAAGCATAGCCATATAATGGTTATACGTTCCTACTAGACTGCTTATCTTTCCTTGCCCACTGTTAGAGTTTAGTTCTTGAATAGGCACTCTACCTTGGTTATACTCGCCATCTTGGGTGTAGCTACGTCCAATAACACTACCCGTTTGGAAGTAAAGCCTAAGTGCATCTTCAGGATTGTAGGCTCCCCCATTACCAAGGTCTACCTCATTTAACCCATCAGCATCTATAAATACACCATCAGGGACCATTCTAGATATTACCTGTTGTAATTTAAGGTGGGTAATTTGTATGAGGTCTGCAAATGTTACCATCCTCCTAGTGAGAGACTCGATAACACCCTTATACATTCTAGGGGCAGCAGCAACATAGTTTGGCAAAGCTCGTTGAGTAGCCGATTTAGGACGTACCATGTTTTTGGAAAGATCCCATTTTATGAGTGTATTACTTCCCATAACCATAATACCCTCGTACCAAACATCTATGCGCTTTTCTAGTTTCTCAAAACGCCCCTCTGCATCTGCATCGGGATTGAAGTTTTCACCTTTTCTGATGACCTTGTCGTTTCCAGAAGACATCTTTTTCTTCTTATGGATAAAGTTCTTTGTGGTTTTGTAATTAAAATACAAAAGCGTAACAGAGTCTTGAGAAAACAAACTGTCTCTATATTGATTTATCACAGGATAATAGTCGTACCAACCACCTGCATATTGCTGTATTTCTTTTAGCTCTTCTTCGGTGATGTCGGGCTTTATCTTATATAACTCAGTAATAGGTACTCTTTTTACCTCTCCCCAATAAAAGCAATCATCAAAAGTAGGAGAGTCAGTATAGCTATATACTAAGCAAGCTGGATCAACATAGTCAATCTTTACACCTGCTGCGGGTAGGAAGCTGTGTTTACAAGCCCCTATCCCCAACACTGTAATATCGTAATCTACTCTTTTCCTTACCACATCATAGTGGTTTTGTTCTAATAGAGTATTAATAGCTTCTTCTTCAGCAATTTCTATCCCTGGTTTATATTTTAGTTGCATATAAAGGGCAAGCTCTTGATCGCTATTAGGTAGGTCTTCAGCATCAACATTAAAAGCGTTAACGTCAAACTGCTCTTCTGTTTGGGTAAGGAATTTTTTAGACACCATATCTGCCTCTATCATCTCTTGGTGAGAGTGTCTCTTTTCTGCCGACATGGCATCTTGAGCATATGCCTTTACCTCAAACATCCTATCGTTCATTCCATTAACAACAATATCTACAAACTTAGGAATGATAGGGACAGGAGTCCAATCTAAATTTAAGTATGACAAGTCTCCATCTACAGCGAGTTCATTTTTATACTTTGCTACCGATTGTTCACCACGAGCATACAACCTCAGCTTGTGAAACTCAACCCATTGGTTGTAGTATCTACAAGAAGCACCATCTCTTCTAAACCATTCGTATTGTATTGCCTGTCCTATTCTTAACCCATACTCCTCTGTTGCCTTTTCAGCATCTGTTGCTAATTGATTAGGAAAAGAGATAGGATTTATAATTACGTTTGTAGATTTCATCTTTTATTTTAATATTTTGCTAATATTGCCCTCGTTAGAGTATCTTGCAAATTTAAGGCTTATTTTTGACTCTTTTTTTTGTGGTTGATACAAATGCTTTTGATTTGCCATAATTGCAAGACCAGAACTTATTGATGCATCGTGCTTTGTACGTTTATTGATATCAAAACGAGCCCAATCTTCTAATGTTCTATTG